CTCGTGCTCTCTTTTGTCGGTGGCGTAAGTATCTCTTTCGGCCGCACTCATCGCCTCTAGTTGGGCGTCTGTTTTGTAAGTAAACATAATTTTACAGTGTTAATTAATAAATGCTTTTCTTTTTGTTTCCTGAGTGTTTTGTAACGGCTCATTTTTGTTTGAAGTGCTATTTGCGGCTTCGTATAGTATCGGCGTTGCGCTATTCGAACCAAACAAACACAAACTACCTTCTTTCTCGATACTTGCTTCATCTACAGCCCAAAAGTACCCTTGCTCTTCAGCTGTTTTTTTATTGGCTACTTTACTAATTCTTTCATCCCAAAGCGCCTTGTTTTTTGCCAAATCTGGACTCTTTGAATTAACAGCCAGATTCATTGTAATATAACGCATTCGCACTGAATTTTCAAAGGCTGTTTTTTCTTCGAGCAGTTCTTTAACGCGTTGTATCTTTATCTTATCTTTTGGTATCTCATAAATCAACGCCTGTGTTTCTCCCTCAAAATCAAATCCTAAATCTACCCAAGAAATTGTTTTAACAAAAGCAATAACATCGTTTGGAAAAGCAATAACGTTATCAAGCGATAATTTGTGTTCTAAAACATAAAAAATCTTTTTGGCTTTATCTTTTAATGATTTGTTCCAAATGTTAGGAAAATGAACATCCCCGTGAGAATCCATAAGGTTAGTGGTGTTTATGACTGGATAAACAAACCCTTCTTTTACGAATGATAGCGCTTTTTCTGCATTGTCTTTTAAGACAAAAAATGTAGATATAGAATCGCTTTCTTTTATAGCTGCTTTTTTTAATTCAACTATTTTAGACTCATTTTTAGATAGCTCTAAAAACATCGACTCTTTATCTTCAAACTCTTTATTTAACTCTTTGCAAAATACATTCATTTTATTACGTCTTTATCAATTTTAGATAATCTTTTTTCTAAAACCTTTTTTATCTCAGGATTAAGCTCCTTTGCTATTTGTGCTTTGAGTTGTTCTTTGAGCTGATTCATAGTCTAGTTCTGTAAATTCAGTATCCAACATTTCGTTTATCTCTTCCAATTTAACCCCTGCTTTCATTAAGTTCAATAACGATTCAGTTTGAATTTTAAGCGTTTCAGCACGTTCTTTGGCGAATACTTGCATAAATGGCAAATGCTCCCAATCTACAACTATTGATTTGCCTAAAACATCATACCCGAAAAAAGCAGAATGGCCTTCAAAGAATAATTTTCCTTTTGGCTGTAGGCAATAAGACACAAACGCACCCCTTGCTTTCTCCTGATTTTCGTATGTTCCAGAATTAAAAGCCTCTAAAACATCTTTTGGTATTCCATAAGCTGTTCCTATCAAAAAGTACTGATTGAGATTTATTTCATCTAATTTTAAAGCCGCAATATTTTCGACAAAACGCTTAATGTCAATCATTGACTTAACCGCATGAACCGATTTACTACCATTTACTTTTGTTTCAATATCAGTTTTCTCAGGTTCACCCATTGGCAATTGTGATGTATTGTCTGGATCTGATTTTCCAGCTACCAAGAATTTACCACTATAACGGATATTTATATTCAAGGCATCCATTGAAGCCTCTGAATTTGAAATTATCTTATAAAGAGAATCAATTCTACTAGCACCGCGGAACCAATTGCCAGTTCCGTTAGTAAGGTCTGGCGTATGAATAATGTTGCCCCACTTTAAATCAGTGGCCGATCCATCAGCATAGATATATTTTACAGAAAAGTTATCTATTTGTTTTTTTACAGACTTAGATAAAACTATTTTATCCCTATATTTTAACATTTCTATAGGGAACTCCATTTTGTTATTTTCTAGTATGTAGAGATTATTGTCAGGTGACACTAATTTTGATTCGCAATAATTGTAAGTATTGCCAATCATATTCCAAAACATAACATCCCAAAGGAATTGTGACTTTTTTTGAAATATGTTTGGCTTTTTAATCATTTCAAGGAATGGGTCGTTTTCAACTATCCTACCATCCTTATACACATAAACCTCGCCCAATGAAAATAAATCACATTGCAAAGCTATCACTTTTAATAATGCAGGATTAGAGAAAACAGCGTTTAGTTTTTGAAAGTCACTCGATATGTTGCCATATTCGGCCGTGCCGTCTATTTGTCTATTAATTGACGTTATAATATCGTCTAAGAATCCTAAGCCTAATATGTTTCGAAACCAACTCATTAATATAGATGTTTTACAACATTAAATCGTACAAACTTAGCTATTTATATTTATATTTACGCAATAATTATTAACTAAAAAATTTTAACAATGAGAACAATTTTTTTTATGTTGGCCTTGATGCTGACGATTGGCTTAAAGGCTCAAGTTGCTGGGCCTAAAATAACCTATGCGGCTGTTGGTAATTTGCTTTCTGTGGTAGGACATGCAGCAACCGACACAATCACTGATACGACTGTGAAATATCAGTATTGTATCGTACATGGTGCGAATATTCATGTTACAATTCAGTGCACATTGAATACTATTTCGGGAACTGTTGCGGGAACCGTAAAGCCACAGGGATCTGTAGATGGTATTAAATATAGTGATATAGCAGGAATAACTGCATTTACTTTATCTAATGTTGCAGAACAAACATGTAGTTTTGTTATTTCTCCATCTAGCTACCAATTTTATAGGGCTACTGTCACGCCGTCTGGCACCCAAAGCACTAAAATAGCAAGCAAGGCTTTAGTTAGGAAGTATAATCAACAATAAACTATTAGTTGCCAAATAAAAAGCCACGTTAATTCGTGGCTTTTTTTATGCCTTTTCGTAATGCCTACGCAAATACCTAATAGGGTCTATCAAATCATCATTTTCTTTTAGCACCTCATCATCAACAACTCCCATCCTATCAGCTCGATATTGGTATGTTTGATGCTCGTGCTCGATACCAGCGGAGAAATCAGTATAAAACACGTTTGTAGATTGTAGCAGTGAAATTCCAGCCATTACAGACCCCTTGGGCTTATCTATTCCATATGCATATTCCCAACCATGGGCACGTAAGAGTTTTATATTATCAGGCACCGCACTATCGCAAACTATTATAGATTCCTTTGGTATATTTAGTTTTCTAACCATATAAACTATTATGCCTCCGTTTTCTTTATTGTTTATCGAAGCTTTGTCATAATCAGTAAGCTCAGAGATTAATTTGTTCTCACTTTTGTAGTTCAATTCATTAACATAGAGGTTATTATAATACCTATCAAATTTGCCTTCTATTATTCCGAACCCGTGATTTTTACCCCAATCTATTGCGTATGTTTTAGGTGAATTTATGGCCATGTATTCACTAAACTTTATCGGTTTAAAATGAGTAAAAATCCTGCCCTCAACACTGCCAATCTCACCCAATCCATAAACACGCCAAATATTTGCCCAATACTCATTTATAATCGCTCCATCCTCTGCGTATCCTTTTTTATAGTACTCCAAAATACTTTCACGTTCCTCTTCGCTAAGAAATTCATTGTCATTAAAAGTCAGATTTATAAAATTGTTTTCATTAATCAAGTCGTGTCCCCAAAAACGTTTATCAGGGTTAAAGTCTATAATATTCAATTTACATCGAGAACCAACCTGTCTATAAGCTTCTTGTTTTAATTTATTAGCTTCGTTAAAATAAACCAAATCACGCCTCATTCCTTTACCGACATCATGCGTGTCAAGCCCTAAAAACTCAATAAAGGTGCCATTTTTGAATGTGAATGTGTTTTCTGTTGCATGCCAACGCCCCATGTCAATCATATTCCAATCGTTCATAATTTCTAGAAAATCCTTTACAACTGTCTTTTTCATTTTTGAAAGTTCGGCAGAAATAATTGATATTTTCTTTTTATCATTACGATGGGCATAATCTATGATTAACATAAGAATGGATATGGTTTTACCTGCCCCTTGGCCTCCTGAAATAACAAAAACCCTATTTATATTTCGCAATAGGGTTTTAATTTTATAAAGAGCTGTTGTTGGCTTAAATTTAAACATTTTTATCGAGCGGGTTATCACCAAATATAGGTGTTTTATTCAGCGATTCTCCTTTGGTGGTGGTGTCGATTTGTTCTTTAAGTCCTAGTTTGCGTGTAACTATATTCGCATTGTAAGCTCCTACCATGCCGCCTTCAAAATGCTGTTTATCAATTATCTCCTTTATACGTGAACAAACATCAAAATACGTTTCATATCCTTTTGCATCAGCATAGTTAAAAAACGTTTGAGCAGATATATTAGCATGAATACAAAAAGCACCTATTGAGTAGGGTCTTTCGCAAGGTATTTTAACTAATTCGCCGCAATTTTGCCCGTTTTTTATAGCTTCGTGTTTTAGCCATGGATTATCTTTGCACCATTCAAAATAATCAATAGCTTTATCCCACAATTCCTCTGGTTTGTATGTCTTTGGTTTTATTGGATTTCCCCACATCTCATGTCCTTTAGGTGCTGCCATACATTAAAACTCTTTATTAATCGTTATCCTTTGCCTTAAAACCATATAATCAAATACAGTATCAAATCTTACCACGCCATCTTTTTTTAGCTCAATCCTGACCCGCTTAGTTTTCGCTCCACCTCCATCTGTTGCCGAAACTGTCACTTTTAATAACGGTGCTAAGGTATCGATTTTAAGCGAATAATTGGGGTTAAAGTAGCCTATATTATTGCTGGCGTTAGCTCCACCTCCCGTATAGTTAGTTGTGCTTATCTTGTTTTTATTTCCTACGTTAACTGTTAAATCGCCAATATAGCCACCAATTACGTTAATTTCGTAGCTATGCATTGGCTGAACATCTTCGTATTCTTGACTACAGGAAAACGATAAAATTGCTAATAAAATGATAAAAAGTTTTATCATAACTTGCTTTTTTAAATATTAAAATTATTTTTAAAAGGAATCAAAAACATTAAACCTGATAGATTATTTCCATTTTCCGCCACACGGCTATTAAATGTTCAATGCACGCACCTCGACTATTTTGCCAGCCTTTAAGCATATAAATTGAGTCACATTTCAATAACTCTCGAACATCGCTTATCATGTAGCACCACCAATTTTTAAGGCCTAAAAAAGGATTAACATCAAAAGGATTTATGATATTATGAATTGAATAAATTGAGTTCCAATAAAGATATTCTTTTGCATCTTCAAACGTTGCCTTAGCAACTCCAATACTCATTCCGCTTATTGCGCCACTAATATAAATTTTACTCATATTACCACGGTTTATCCCAGACCATAAGTCCAGTACGTTTATAAAATAATTTACTTTGCCCATCAAAGATAAGCGTTTCGGACACCAACATCGAGCCAATAATTAACAAAATGTTATTCATCGTATAATTATGGCATCCGATGTTATCCACCAACTGAATTGATTGCTCGGGTGTTAATGACTCAATACATTTTTTAATCTTTTCCATTTGTCTTTATTTTAATACATTCCTTTTTCAGTTGAATCCTCCTGGCTGTCTTCTAAAGCTTGCTCTTCGGCTTCTGCTATTTCACGAGCTTCGATATCTTCAATAGTGAACTCTTCAAATTCGCCATCAATTTCGATTGAAAAAACTCCATTTGCTTGCGCTGTTCTGTAGGCATAATTTACATCTTCCCAGTTATCACACTCGATTTCAATTTTTACTTTTATCATTGCTTTCGTTTTTATTTTTTCGTGTCTACTATTTGCTTATTTGTCATGTAGAAGACATAGTGTCTTCTACGCAGTTGTTACCTGCAACCCTAAGCGGACACCACAGCAACATCTTCACCTTCTGACTTTGGTTTGTTTTCAAGGCATCCGTTATCATCGCAATAATTCATTCCACACTTGCCATTACAAGGCTCTGTATATTGCTTTTCAAACTTTTCAAATAGCTGTTCATTATCCATTGTAAATAATCCTTTCCATTCGCCATTTTTAGACCATACAGAAACCTTTTCATTGGGTTGTAGTTTGTCCAACCAATTCGCAAAATCAATTGCAGTTTGTTTTGTAATTTCAATTTGACGATTAGTAAGATTATCAATACTTCCTTTGATTTTATCTTTCTTATCATCGTGACTTGAATTGTTTACACCTTCGCCACGAGCAACACCAATTATTAGGGTTGCTTCTACTAATTCTTTTGTTTTTCTGTTTAATGTTTGCATTTTATTTATTGTTTAAGTTGTTAATTAATAATCCGAGAAAGGGCAGCAGGTAACACGCAATTGGCAAAATAAAAGCCACTGGGCATCGTGCTAAATTTGAACGGTAGTGCAAGGCTTTTACTTCGCCAATCGCCACAGTTATGTGTAATAATTTTTTGCCACCGCACCCCGTAACCCATAAAGATAGATGTGCTTTCCGAGTGTATCTACACATTCAGCAGTTCCGTTTTCAAGTGCTTCTTTTATCTTAATAGCAAAAGGTTTTAAGTTTCCGTTGTATTTGGTTCTTATTGTTTTGTCGTGGTATCTTTTACCTTCATACATTATTACTTTGCCTTTTGCTGTCATTCCACAATGCACAAAATTGCTGGCTTTGTAGATAGTTCCATCGTGTGAATAAGTTGTATCGGCATAACTAATTACTGTTTTAATTTCGGTATTCTTTTTTAGCCATCTCAAAGTATGCCCAATAAAAAAACTTTCGGTGTTCTTTGGTGTGTTATCTATGCAACAAAGCCTTTTTAGTTCTATCAATTCAATTTCGTTTTGGGCATACTTTTTCCACACATTAGCCATCGCTATCTTTCCGTAAATCATTGCACCTATCATATTCCCATCAGCATCCAATAATTTAAAACAGTAATCAGTTGTAAGTCCGTTCACGTTTTTAGAGTAATGCCAATGTTCTACAAAGCCAACAATTTCTTTCCTATTGCATAAAAGCACTTTATAATCACGAACAGCACCCACCGCACAAAAATTACTACACATAACATCGTGTATAAGCAATTGCGGGTTAAGTGTTTCAAATAAAGTTCCTTGTATATTCATCATTTCTACTTCTAATTAAGTTTTGTGGTTTATGACCGCAACTGCTCATACACGCAGCTGTTATGTACTACTTATCCGTGCTTCGTAGTATCGTTACGTGGTTAATCAGTATTTCAGTTATTCGATTAGAAAGCTCGAAACGCTTACGACCTTTTTTGTTTTTAATCGTATCGAGCTGCAAATCTTCGATTATACTGTCAGGTATATTTATTATTTTTTTCATAAGTTATCCCATTCAGCGTTACCTATTACCATTTGTTCGTATGTTGCAAGTCCAATAGTTATACCTTTAAAATGTACTTTAACTATTCTTATTGCTACTTCCATACTTGTTACTGGTTCTTCATTATATAAAAGAATATCCCATTCTTTTTGCCAACCCATATCCATTGTTGTAAAGAATATTGAGGTTTTTACATTTGCCCAAATTGTGTTTTTCATTTTTTCTAATTTTTTAATTCTTTGTAAAGATATATCATATATCTGATATATGCAACAAAAAACGTAATTTATAATGAATAAAAATAAGCAGTACATAACAAAGGCTATATTCAATAAGGGTTTTAGCTGTTATTCAAGTTCGGTTCTCTCTGGGTAATTTTGTGTAGGTTGATAAGAACTGCCCACGTAATCCCTTACTGAAATATAGCCTCGTCTGTTAGGCACAATTAGCACACAACAAAGCAATGGCTACCAGTCCACATTCCACCTTGGTTTGTACATCTCATTTCTAACTTCAATTTAGTTCCCTTAACTTCAAATTGCTTTGTTTTTCCCAACCCACATTTTACGTTACATATATGGTTTGCATATTCATTTGACTTCTTTGCTTTTAAAAGAGTGTCATATTGTTCCTGAGTTATAAAATTTCCCATAATTAACTGCGCCTAACAATGTATATAGCAAATAGCCGTGTCAGGCATTTTAGAAACTATTTGCGGTTTATTAATATTTGTAATTCTAATCAACATTTGTGTTCGGCTACTTGCCATATACACGTATGTTAGCGGCAATTAAAAGAAGGTGTATCCATTTGGATCAATTCCAAGAAAATCACAATGGGCGAAAGACGAAGTCGACCCTCCTTTGCTTGTAAATGAAGTCAGGAAGCTTTGTACGAGCCATACGTTTTGAGTTCTTTTACGCAATGCTTTTGACAAAAAAATTCGCTCAATATTTTGCAACATTTTTAATTGATAGTTTTTTGAATTTAAATCAACTAAATCGTGCTCTAAAATAGGCTCGATTATAAAATCAGATGAATTTGATAAAACAAGACCATTTGGAATACTCAGAACGTCTCCGTAAGCTGTTAGTGCGTATTTAGAATAATCAAGTTCTTTTTTGGTTGCTTTGTCGATAATTTTGTATTTCATAAGACTATTATTTAGATTAGAAAAAATATTAAAAGCCGCTAACATGTGTTTGTTGACCACCTGCCGCAGGCGCAACACAGGAGGCAACAAGCCCCGTTCGTTACGCCTCCCTTACCAATAATTTACCATCACTACAAACCAGTGCAATATCTTTGGCCATTAATTTAGCTATAATCTCAGCACACGTCTCGCAAAAATATTCTTTATTCATGCGATGCCAGTAATTAGCACCTTTATTTTTGCAGTCTTTTTGTGCGCATTCGCAGTTTTTTTGGCCTTTTTTCGATGCTATAACAAAAGCGACTTCATTGCATGCAAATACATCCCCATCGGTACAAAGTGCTACACAATTGCCAGGGAAAGAAAAACAGCAATTATCGCAAGACGCTTGTATTGTGCGGTAAAAAACACCTTGATATTCAAATTCTTCATTAACTGCTTTCATAAATCTATTTTTCTAGCTGTTCAACTTCTTTTTTCAATTGATTTACCCAATCCTCGGTAGTGCAAGGATGGTCTTCGCCAAAAACTCTATCTTTACCAATTAGAGAACATTTAAAATAGTTTTCTATTGGGTCGTCGTAGTTTTCTTCTTCCCCGTCTGACAACTCACCAAATGGACATTCTGAACAATCCTGATTAAATATTCTTATTCCAAAATACTTATCTTGACTGTGATTCTTTATTAAAAAATCTATTGCTTTCATAAATCTATTTTTAAAAATTAACAGGATGAGAATCCGACGTTTCGAATATCGCAATTGTGTTTTAAGTGAATTAATTCAATCCCTTAATTGCGTCTCATCCTGATATTGTAAAGTTAGCATAATTAATTTAACTTATGCTATAATTCTAAGAAAGTTTCAATTATTTTTAAAATTATTCCTTTTATTAGCCCATTCTATCACACACTCAGAAACTTCATCAAATCGCTTTACGCTAATCATGCCGCCTTTTTCTCCAACATAATCAACATAATTAGATAAAATCATTCCTATAGCATCTATATCGTTAAATTGTTCAACTAGTTTCAATAATTGTTGTTTTTCCATTTTGTGTATTTTTTAAGTGGTTTAAAATTACATCTATCGCCTCACCAAGCAATTTTGGTTCTGGCATATCAATCTCGGCACCTCTTCGCCAATTTTGATAGTATTCTAGTAGTTCTATTGCTTGTTGTAGATTCATGGTTTTTTATTTTACCTTAACTTTAGTCTTAAACTGCTCTCTTTGGTCTCCACTTTCAACGATTATCAAGTTACACATTTGACCAATCCTAGACCGATTAGAAGCCGTGTATCTTTCGTCAAATTCGCTTTGATTTAAGTTTGTTGTAAAATGAGTCTTTAACCCTGATTGTTTCCACAGTTCGTATCTGACATTAATTAGCGTAGAAAAAAGGTTTATTTCGTTGCCATAACTTTTAACGCTTGACGGCTCCATACCCAAATCATCCCAACAAAATGAAATTGGCTTTTGTACTCCGTATATTTTGCGCTCAGTAAGGTAGTTTAAATCTTGGTCATGCCTATATTCAGAAACACAAAGCGATGCTGGTTGAAAAACAAAATAGTTTTTACCAAAAAGATAATGGCACGTATCATTTAAGGCGGTCATTAAATCCGATTTTCCAAACCCGAAACTACCAGACAAGTAAATACCCTTATTGGTATCAAGTGTTGTTTTATCTGATTTTATAAGATAATGCAAAATGTCGTTTAATAACGGTTTTTGAGCTTCAGTTGGATTGAAATCTTTATTTATTTTCAAAATGCAATACCAAAATACACGTTTTGCATAATTTACTAAATCATCACAATGCGAGAAAGTGCCTTTAAACGACTTAAAATCTTCAAATGATAAGATACTACCATTTTCATCTATAAGTGCCACAAATTTAGGTTTAATAGCCTCCATACTCGTCACCGCTTGCACTTGGGTGTCTGTTAGGGTTTGTTTTATTAATTTCTCTAAGTTGATGTGCTGTATTTTTGAAATCTCTTCCATTTGTTGCATTTTTTAAAGTTTCTTTTTCTCTCTCGATTGCTCCACCTATCCACAACGAAAAGTGTTTCGCAAAATCATTTAGTGTAGCGGTTTCTTTTTTGGAGTTTTTACGCCACGTTGCGAAGATTGGTAAAAATTTTTTAGGCTCCGGATGTCTAGTTTGCTCACAAATTGAATTTAACCAGCTTTCATCAGTTAATGAATATTCAACAAACTTATCAACTGTTATGATTTGAGATTGAGAAATAAAAGGCGAAGTAGGCAGATTTAAGTTTGGTAAGCTTTCTTCTTCTACTAATTGGTTTATTGGTTTATTGTTATTAGTTATTTGTTTATCTATACTACTAATGCTTTCGCCTGTGCTTTCACTTTGCTTTGTCGTGTGCTTTATCAATGCTTTATCAAGTGCTTTATCAAGTGCTTTATCAATATTTGATAGGGCAATTATATTTGAGGAGTACTGATTCTTTGATTTTTCAACAAGCACAATAAAGCCAAAAGAAACCAAATCATTTAATGTGTTTATGTAAGTATTATAAGACCTTATCCCAATAGCCTCTTTTGCCATAGTTGTAGGTAATCCAAAACGCTCTTTCCAACCAAGGCGATTGCAATGTTCTATACAGAAAAAATAAAGTGCTGAGTGGTTTGGGTTTATTTTTTCTGGATTCTCAAAACACCAATCAAACCATTTCCTACTTAAATTATAACTACTAACATTTGCCATAATATCACAAAAAAATAGGCACTCATCCTTTGAGGGTAGGAGACCTCTCGGGATAAATGCCTTGTTTAAATTTCTTCACAGCTCCTACACTGTTTTTACACATCAAAGATACAAAAATAATCAATAAATCAAAACAAAGTTGGGTGAATTTTACTAACTAAAGTTTTAGCAAATCCAAATTTTTCAATCTCTTTTAGTCTTAATTTATTGCTTTCAACCCATAAAGATCCTGATTTGTGAAAATTTCTATCAATTTCAAAACCGTAACCTTTTCGGCCTAAATTATCAGCAGCTACCAAAGTAGAGCCACTACCAGCACATGGATCTATTACAACATCTCCAATGTCGGTACAAAGGCTTATAAGTTGCTCTAGTAGTTTAATTGGCTTTTGAGTTGGGTGGATTTTTTCGCTTTCATTATCTCGTGGCCAATCCATGCAATTAAAAATCATTTTACCGTGGTTGTTAAATTTTGGCAACTTATCCCTATAAAAAACAAGTCCATACTCACAATTACCCACTATTTTCATATTTGCTTTTAGCACCTGAGCTGAAAAATTTTTGCGAAATACAAGATTAATGTAATTTGGCAAACCGTACTTTTTGGCCAACTCGATTAAATACATTTGTTGGTCAAATGCGCAAAAAACAATCATACAAGGTGCACTGCTTTTTAGCCGCTTTGTTTCGCCTTCTTCTTTTTTAGTTTTAGGTTCTGATTTTAACATTGTACTGCAAAAGTGCATAAATTCAGCAGGGCGAAAATCTTCGTCGGTATTAAAAAAGTTTGTGCCTGCTAATTCGCTTTCGCCTTGTTTATTGTCTCCATCTTTATACCAACTAGGATTTGAAGCATAAGCGTTATTGCCTAAATTATAGGGTATGTCAGCAATAATTAACTGAGCCTTTGGTATTTGGTATGTCTTAAAATTCTGAAAGTGATCTCTAAATAGAGTCATGGGTTGTGCTTTATTTTGGTTCGTAAAAATTTAGCATTTTATCCAGATTGGTAATTCGCCTGTAATTCTTTTTGTCGAATAAATAAGGCAACGATTCTTTTAGTTTTCGAATCGTTTCTGGCTGTGTGGTAGGTATGTAATCATCCGCATCAGTAAAGCGCTTCTCTCGCTCTTTATATGGTTTGTAAGCGTCTCCTTTTAGCGCCTTGGTCTTTTCTTTCGATATTTCTGCGGTGCATAATTTACAAACATGCGAAAAACTTTCTTTCTTTTTATGAAATTCGTTGTCGCTAATTCTTTTCGGGTAAAGGCATTTCTTGCACACCCTTAGGTCTTCGTTTTTGCTCATAATGTTTTTTTGTGCGTGTATACTATTTGTTGTTTTTGTCCAGTAGAAGACATAGTGTCTTCTACACAGTTGTTAGCGGTAAGTTACTGGATGCGAAAACCAGCCTGATTTAGAGCCATAGATATACTCCCACCAATCATATCGGATAGAATTTTACCTGCATTTTTAGTAATCATTTCTTCAACTTTAGCATTGCAAATAGGGACTCCATTATCATACCAAACATTATTAAAATTTTCCTGTAAATATGTTTTAACTCTTACCTTAACTTCGGAAGTAAGTTCTGAATGAACCGTTCGAGTAAAGTCAGATGCATACATACGATTATCATATCTTTCTTCTTTAACTTCAAAGTATGACTTAATTTCCTTTTGAACCATTTCGTTCCACTGTTCGTCTGGGATTAAAGACACGAATGCATCTTTAATTTTTTCTTTTACCGACAACATAGCATCGGCTGCATCAAATTTTTTAACTTCGTTTTCCATTTTTACTGTTTTTAGATTAATATTAAATTAGATTTGAAAATAAAACCTACCGCTAACACGTCCTTGGTGTTACCTTTGCCGCAGGCGCAACACAAAGGCACACCAAGCCCCGTCCGTTATGTGTCATTGCCTCTCGTTCCAAACAGCAATAGCTTTATTTTTATCTTCTTCCCACCAATCAAGTGAGTGTCCTTTTTGTTTGCAGTTCACTCTAAAATAATCGGTCATACCATCTCCAAAAGTCGTTGTTTCAAATTCAGTATCCGAGCCACAAAAAGGACAAGGCAACGCACACATAACAGCACCTAAACAAGATGGCTGGCTTTCGTTTTCTAATGAAGTTTTTTCTGTACTCATAATTCTGTGTTTTTAATTAAGTTTCGAGGTATAATCAGCCACCTCGTTTAGCTGCAAAACGTTAGCGGTAAGGCTCAAAAAGACTGCACGCTACATTTTTGCATTTAATCTTTAATTGTCCGTTGCTCGTTTGTTTACTTTTTCTTATTCCGCAATAATGAAAAACTTTACTATTGCATTGCCAAGCTTGATTGTGTTTGCATTTTCGGCAAGTAAGCCCAGTTGCTAACACAGGCTTAACCGCAATAGCGGGTTTAGTGGGTAATTCAAATAAAGTGCCTTGTATCATGTTTGTTGTATTTTGATAGTTAAGTGTTTCAATTTCCGCTACATGCGGTTAGCCTCATTCGTTAGCAGTTATTTTAAGATGATGAACTGCGGTGGAATAACCCAGCAACCATTCAAAGGAGTTCCAAACGCTTTCCTGCAATTATTTACTACTGTTTCACCTAGTTTCATATTTACGACTCTGCCAGTGGGCAACTTGTATTTTCGCCTTGATAAAAAACATACGGACAAATCATTGCCCAAAGCATCCACCATGAAAGGCATACCATAATTGACTATTTGAGCAGGGTCTAATTTTGACACATCTATTTTGAAATGCTCAATATCATTAATCAATTCAGCTTCTATTATAATCCCATTTGGATTATACATTTTATTTTGAAATTCTTTTTCTGGAAGCGATGTTAAATAGGCTTCAAGTTCTTTGTATTTTACTTCGTATTTCATAAGATTTATTTTTATTATTTTAAATAAAAACTACCGCTAACACGTCCTTGCTTCAACCGCAGAAAAAGCGGTATGCAGCAATCCCCGTTTGTTATGCGCTACCTATTACTGCCTAATGATTTTTCTTCAATCCAAGCTTCTAATTTAGCTTGCATCTCTTTTTTGAGTAGCGCTTCCCCAAATCTCTTGATATCACCTTGTTTTACCGAAATTCTAAGCACTGTTCTTTTTTCATCTTCGCCTTTTTTCTCTCTTTCTTTAAATTCAATCGCATCTTTTGCCATTTTAAAATAATTTTAGTTGTTTATATTTTGGCACCATTTCGGCACCTTCTTGAATAATATCTGATTCTTGATAAAAGCCTATTGGCATACATTTGGTAATTCCATCTACAATTGTGACTAAACGCCCCGACTTCATTACTATGTGTATTTTGCCCTCAACGGACTCACAGTTAAAAGTATGCCTAATTCGTTGCCCAACCTTAAAGCACATCACGGTAAAATACGATGTCACCATTACGCATCAATAAGTGCGAATCTGTCACCTTGACTACTTGCGATCGCTTTTCTTTGCCAGCCCGAACATAATCAGTCCATTTATACAAGCGAAAATGATGCTTATTTATTGGTTTAAACACCTCGTATAAAAACCACGCTATACATATTGTCAATAATAGCATAGTTAGCCACATTTCTTTATCCATCAATAGATTCATTTTGCTTTCGTTTTCGTTTTGTGTCTTATGACTTAACAAAGTTAGCATAATTAATTTAACTTACAAATTTAATAACATAAAAAAGCCACTTAATTTTAGATAAGTGGCTTAATTGTGATTAATTATTTTCTCTTCTAATTAAAGATAATAGCATTGTTCTTTCTCCGATTAAATTAGCCTCTAATCTTTCAGCTTTTTTAACAATAAACAATTTACCTTTATCGTTACAGTAAATCAAGCCCCATTTATCAGGCAACTCATCTTCAGATATAAGCATTGAGGGGCAACAATAATATCTAAACTCTCCTAATCCAAGATTTTCAACCTGTCTAAATGGTTTTTTCTTATCTTTTAGGAAGTCGCCACGTCCAACCTTTATTTCTATTAAAATACTTGTCCAATAGCACCAGCCTAACACATCAGGAGTTTCGCCAGTACAATTTGCGGTTACAAGTTCGGTGCAAATTGTGGTACAATTAGGAATAATAGCATTTTGCGGATGACTTTTTAACCATTTTGCGGTTACAGCGACTAATTCATCGTGAGTTAGCATAATGCATAGCTTCTTTTTGATGTTGTTTTAAATCGTTGATACATTTTAGCCTGATTTGATAGGCCATTATTGTATTGGTTGGTATTATTGCGCCACTTGTTATTTTTGTTTGCGGTTCCAGTTTTGCGTTGTCTGCCTCCCATTCATTTATTAATTCTTGAATGCTCATAATTGGTTTTTAAAAGTTATTTGATGGCTTACTTAATTCAATTATTCTATAATTAATAGCAATAAGTAATTCTTTTTGCCTTTCGTGCAACTCTTTACAAAGATTGTCAATAGTTCCACCCTTAGTCTTATTTGCCATGACAATAGATTCACGAGTCAACTCTATTAAAATATGACTTGCAATGGTATTTTCTGGTCGGTAAATAAACAGGTTCAATTTTTTGAGGTTTTTAAATACTAAAAAATATGTGACAATTTGCCACGCATAATCGGTAATGGCGATACTGTTATCGATTAAATACTTTGCGTATGTTGTTCGAGATGGGCACTTTATTTCAATAGCTTCCTCAACATCGACAATATCATCAATTAACGCAATATCGCCAATTATTCCATCAGGAGAAATGCCAGTAAAAATAGAACTTTCAGCCCATCCAATTTCGAAAACACTTTTACCATAAATCCTTTGAAATTCAAAGCGCGCAATAGGCTCTAATTCATTGCCTCTATTCACATCGACAGACAAAAAACCGCCTTCTTCAAATTCGTAATCTTCGCAAAATTCGCCTAATACTTCGGCAAAAATAGCGCTGTTCATTACTGGTTTGCCTAAGTTGGCCATTACTTTTTCAGCACTTGAGCCGCCTATCTTTCTGTACCTCAATTCCTTCCACTCAAAAGAGTTTTGAATAATTTCTTTATAAAGCATAACTATTTAGATTTTGGGTATAATTTTGATAACTCAGTACATTTTGCAATAACCTCAGTATTTGGCATAAACTCATAAAAAACACGCATAGCCTCAGCGAATGACTCTCTACTCTTAACCTCTGCTAGTGATTTTAAAGCCTCTTCTAGTGTTTTTTTAGGCACTTGCTTGTATTGTGAGTCTACAATAATCCCACCCACTATTTGCCCCATCATTTTAACGTTGGGGTCAACTTTAAAACCAAGCTTAACCCCTACCCAATTAGTAAGGTTTCGGCTTTCTACTGGAGTTAAATTTTTAAGTTCTTTAACAATTGCAGATATTTTTTTTCGGTTGCCAGAATTGACAACCATATCTTTAATTCCACTTTCTTCGAACCTTAAAAAATACCCATCTGTTTTGTTTCCGCTTACATCCACACCCTTATCGTAAAATGCAAGCTTAATAGTTAATTCACAACTTCCTTTTTCGGCTATAATAGCCTCGATATCTACGCTCGCTAAATGGGTAGATTTTCGATACTTCATACAATCAATATCCGTTTCCATATTTTTAATTTTGCTTTCAATAATACCAATTTTGCAGGTAATCGGCTTAACCTCATCAAAGATACAAAAATTAAATTAATTAAGCTAAGTTTTATACCTTAATTACATCTATTTTTTCATCGCTAAAAAGCCACATATCGCTATTTTGTAAATAAATATACCAATCCGTAGAGCTCCTAAATATCTCGTGAATATCCGAAATTACCAAATAACATTTCGACGGCTTATCAAAAAACAGCGTATTGCCACGTTTTTTTGGTTCGTAAATCACTTTGAAATTTTCGTCTCGCAAAAGGTCTTTAATGGTTAAAGTTTCGGGATCAGTTATGAAGCCTCGTTTATTGAAGTGCTTAACAATTCGAGGGATATACTCAAATTTTAAAGGCCTTTCATCGTTTTTGGCAAGCCAATTTGATATAATGCCACGTCGCAATCCTAATAGTTTTTCGGACGCATTAATGTTTATATCTTTTTGCTCAGGTAATTTAAGCCATACTTTTAGTTGTTGGTCGTAAGTCATAATGTTTTGTTTTAAAAAGGTAATTTTTCTTTGTTTTTAGCCTCCTTAATTGACGGCCAATCTCGCTTAATCTTCTCTTTAATTGCCTGTCTTATAAACTGCGAAACATCAACATTATAAGCCTTTAAAATTTCTAAACTTTCAATTTGTTGTTTTGAAAATCTAATATGCTTAATTTCAGTTAGTTTCATGTGTTTTGTATTACATTTATGGCATATATAAGGTTGTTATGCGCAATTAAAACAGGACACTACCCTAGTTGAAGTTATGAGCGTTTTTAATAAGCAATACTCCGATTGTGATTAAGGCAAAAATAACAAACCATTTACTACGAAAAAAGACTATTTTATCAACTTCTTTTCTTCCTACATCTGTAGCCACCCATAAAAGGATGAAGCCAACACAACTAATAATAAATTCCATAATTTTATTTTTTAGATTTAAAAAATTTAAAAGCGCATAACACGTCCTTGTTTCAACCGCAGAAAAAGCGGTATGCAACAAGCCCCGTCCGTTATGCGTTAATTAAAGAAAGTCCGTGCTTTATTCCAGCTTTCATAATTAATTCATGTCCTTCGTAACACAAAACTTCACGCTCTTTTGCATCTTGTAAAGTTAAATGTTGAATTTCTTCATCACTCGGCATTTGTGGTTCAACTTCTTTTACCTCAAATTTTGTGTTTTTACAATATGCAGATAACGCGATTTGAATATTATCGGCACATAACCATTCTTTCATTTGTGGTTCATCCCACGTAATTTTTACAATTGTTTCCATTTTTATTTTAGTTTAAATTAATAATAATCAACGCATAACACGTTGTATATGTCAGTTTTGCCAATTGGCTTTTGTGCTTTGAATTGAAGTGTGTGTGTGGCAAAACCGAACACATACAACCATTCGTTAGCGGAAATTCTTTATCCGTTGCTCCCACACCTTTGACTGCTTATACCTTACATACTTTCTGCTCGTTTTCCAAGCAAAGTATTTACCTGAAAGTTCTTGCCCCCAATCCCAACCAATCCAAGAAGCCCACCAACTACTTCTAATTTCGTAATCCAATAAAACGGATAAAGAACTATCCGCTAACACGGGTTTGGCGTCATTGCCTAAATCTGTGGTAGTCTTGAAGTTTTCTGTTTTTAATTTCATTTTGGTTTTTTAAAATGTTCGTTTTTAAAATAGGCAACGAACGCCAAGCCCCATCCGTTAGGTGCAATTAAGCACCGACAACCTCCAATGTATATTTTACATTTTTTGCTTTCAACCCACGTTCATACTTATTCTTTTTTTCATCGGTTTTGCAACTGTATAGAAGCTCTCCGTTATGAAGCCAAAACTTATATTTAACTGCACCTAACATCGGTTTGGCAAAATTGCCGTTTTCGTTTTCTTTTGACATTTTATATTAATTTAAACATTTGTAATTCTAATGAAGTTTTGTGTTCGGCAACTTCGCCAAGCCCGAAACCGTTAGCGGCAAGCTACAAGGGTGCAACTATTATCACTATTTGGTTTAATCGTTAACCTTAATTTGTTTTTATGAACTATAACCTTTAACTCTCCTGTATCTTCATCTAATACCAATTGAAAATCTCCCAATTTGAAAGAATAGCCAGCCGCTAACACATTATTTGCGTCAGTGGGGGTGATGTGTTTTTTAGAATCTATCTGCATATTTTAAAATTTTGTGGTGTTAATAATCTTTGGTGGTGTAACACCCCACCAAACGCAAATAATCGTAACGTTACCAGCAATTAGACATCGAAACCTTCCAACATTAATTTGTTGTGTAGTATTTCAAGCCTTTCTCGTGGTGTAAATAGTATTTTAAAATCTTCCCATTTCATACCACAAATTAATGCTGATACTTCTTTTAATCCCATTCTTTGTTGAAGCGAAAGCGATTTATACCAACTAACTGCTGGTAACAAGGTATTAGCTTCATTGCCTTGTATTTCTTTTGAAAGCTTGTTCATATATTTAAGTTTTAAGCGTTTAATAATCATTTGTAGTTAATCAAGCAACGGCAACGAAAGCTAATACCCGAACCGTTATGCGCAATTAAGACTGATACTGCAACTCTTTAAGAGTTAATGAATGAATGATATTTTGTAATTCGTGGACGTATTTAATTTTCCTAAAGACATCCATCGAATCAATTTTTAACCACTCTTTGTTTAAAAAATAGGAGAATCTAATATTATCAAAAATAACTCCATAACAATCGTAATTTTTTCTTTGCTCAAATCCAAGTTCAATCAGAAATTCATCTGTTAATAAAATCGGTTGGTATAAAAAAGAATCTCCAATACATTTAGACACTGCGAAAATTGTTGATATACTACACTTTATTGGCTTTCCCATATAATTAATCAGATTGCCACTTCTCAATTGATTGCTTAATTCGATTGCTTCCATTTTATTAATTATTAAGTTATGACTATACAAAATTTAAAAGCGCATAACACGCTGTACATTCAACCGCCGATGATGTGTGTTAGTTACAAGGCGGTTAAATATACAGCCGTCAGTTAGCGGTAAGTTTAGAATTTACCGAAAAGAACCACATTTTTCAACCGATAGTTTGTACTCGTCCATTCGCTCTACAAAATCTTTAAATGTTAACGATGTTGTGCCGTAATCTAGAGTATCAATAATTTTATCATCATCAGTTTCAGAATAATGAAAACCCCATTTATTATTAATTAATCTATCGAGACTTTCACCTGCTATCTTAGTTTTTAGGACTAACTTTTTCTTTTCCTCAAAAAGCAGCCTCATAGTTTTTTCTTTTTTCATTTTGACTAAATTAAGATTAAATAAAACCTACCGCTAACACGTGTTTGCTGACCACCTTTGCCGCAGGCGCAACACAAAGGCTGAAACAAGCCCCGTTCGTTAGGCTTCATTAAAAAACACAAGACTTTCCTCGGTAACACAATAATTACCATAGGGAGCAGATATATTACTCAATCTAGATGGGGCAATATTGAAATTATCCAATAAAGGCAACTCTAAACATTCGCTACCTATCGGAATGGCAGCCCATTTTTTAAGCGGTTTGTCCCTAAAAATACAAACCGCTTCGACAAATAAGCCAGCGAATAAAACTGATTTTCTTAAAATTTCTTCTTGTTGTACTGTTCTCATTGCTTTCTGTTTTATAGTTAAAAATAGCCCTACTTTCGTGAGGTTTCGGGCGGTGGATTATATTGACTTTTCGCAAGAAACGTAATCAATGCTTACGGCACTTGATTGAATTGACGACTTATTAACTTTAAAGCCTCTTGATTTCAATAAGGAATAGGCTTCTAATATGCTATTGGCTTCGATTGCTACAATTTTAAATCCTTTGTTTTCTTTTGCGAATGCGATGTAAGTTTTCATCTTGCTTGTTTTTCAGAGTAGCTTAATTGCTATCTCATATTCAAAGATAAGCATAATAGTAATACCTTGTTAGAAAATGATGTAATTTAACACTCTTTTTACGTTATTTAGTTTGGTTCTAAATAAGAAATTGCTGCATAAAAAAGTCGGTACACGTCCACGTTTGGCGCTCCGACTTTACGAAAATTTGCAAAATGATTTAAAAAACGCCTCCTTTAAAAAATTGTATTAGAACTTTTAAGCGCTTTTATCGATGCAAATATAGTTAAATTTTTGGAATAAAAAAACCACCCAAGCCAAAACGGTTGCAAGGGTGGTAAAACATTATGAAAGCGATGTAAAGATAGCAAAATGTTGTATATCTTTGCAAACTATGGCAAAAAAAGCAATAATAAATAAAGAGGTGCGAAAAATAGCGTCTTGTGGCAAATGTATAAATGGCACTTTAGCAAGTCGGGGGTTGTATAATTGCGCTAAATTACACCCTATGCAGGTGGATTGTGAGATTTCTAAAACATGGTGCTCGTTATATAAAAAAGCCTCTGAGGTTTAATTCAGAGGCTTTAAATCTTACAATAAGTAGTTTCCAACTTCGAGGGCGAGAACTATTTATCGGGCAAATACAATATGTATAGTGCAAATATAGCTATTAATCTACAACCGCCACGCTTTCAGTAAAAATAATAGTCGAATTTGGATTTTTAGAGACAACAGTCATTTTATACGACTTAATCCCCCATCTTATAAACCAAAATTTGTGTCTTTCAATGTGCGGAATACCAAAGATTGAATCTGCACTATGGAACATGCCTACAAAACGGTTTGAAGGCGTAATACATCCAGAAATTAAGGTGTATTTATCATTATACTCAAAACACTGCATAGTGTCTTTTGTTATCAAAGGAACGTCTATTTTTACGTCTGTTTCGATAACCGTGGTATTTAATCCTATAACATCCTTTTCACGAATGCCTGCATCTTTAATGACCTTTTTCTTAACCTCGGGAAATTGGTTTTTAAATTCTGATTTAGTAAGCTTAAGAACCTTTATTTCTGCAACTGAGGCTGAATCTTTGAGGCGGTAAAATTTAACATCTTCGAGTAATGCGGTTTGGTTTTTGCCTAATCGGTTAGTTTCTTTGCGCTCCATGTCGTAAAGCGAAGAAACGCCCAATAAAGCCACAAAAAATACACAGCAAAGAATCAATAGATACTTATTCATCTTTTTTGTCTTTAGATAATATTAATCCAGTTGCAAACACCCCAACAACGGTAAGGCTTGCCCCAAATGTCGCACCGTCAATTTTGCCTATAAGGAGACCGGCAATCAGGGCGCCCCCAAAAATGAAGGCGATAGAACAACCTGCATAGGTAGTTACTTTATTTTCAAAAATTCTTTCTTTCATAGCTATTTTATTTCTAGTGTAATTATTCCTTTGTGGGCGGTTAAAATCTTCATTAACTCTTCTTTTGCCTCCATAGATTTACCTATAAAATCGGTGTCTTTTACTTTACCAACTAAAATACATCCACTTGTACTTTTATCTGTATTTCCTGCATGAATCCTTATGCCTTCAAAATTTGGCACATCACAAACTAAGGGTAGTATCTTTTTAAAGCGGTTCGACATCGTTAAAACTACTTTATAGATGCCTTTTGGTATGCATGTTTCGTGCATTATTTTAACCTCTCTTTCGACATCTTCGAGCGTAAAGCAAAAGAATTTACCATCTATATACATTATGCCAGACGTGCTTTTTTTTGTCGATGGCCATCTAACAATACTCAATTTTAACTCTTCCATGCTATTTTGCTTTAAAATAAATTGTTGCCACATTTACAATTGCAGCAAGTATAGTTGTTCCTGTAGATAGCGCAATTATCGTTTTAAGCTTTATTATTTCACCATCTATTTTACCTAATCTTTTAGCCATTTCAATCTCAAAATCACTAAAACGCTTTGATACATCCCAAATGTCCGGACTACCCATAATTTCAAGTTTTATTTCATCTAATTTATTTTTCAACTCTTTAAGCTTTCCGTAATAACGCCAAAAAATAATAAAAGAAATGGCCGTTGCGGTAAAGTATCCCATTAGCTATCAAACTAAATCCGATTGAAACTACTAAAATAGTCGAATTAAAGTAGTCGAATTTATTGAAACCTGACACTATCCAACTGTATTGTTCATTTATTGCGACAATTTCAAAAAAAAGTCTAAACAAATTAAATATAACAAGTGATAAAGATAGAGTTTTTGTGTAGTAATCACAACATAAAAGCCAAATAAATATGGATGGAATGAATCCAACCATCAATAATTTGCTAAGTATAAAATAAACGGCTCTTTGTTGTTCGATGGTTGGCATAAATGAAAACAGTGATTCTACTAGTATTTGACCTAGTAAAACCACTGTTAAAAATAAAGCTGCCCTAATCATTTCTTTGGCGGGTCTTTCGGTCTTCCCATGATACAAAATTTTAGTTTAATAAATAGTACGGAATAAATCCACATAATCGAACGGCAATATAGTAATAATTGGTGTATTTAAAATTAGCCTCAGTCATTTTTTGACGAAAGACTAAATCGGCAATCTTTCGTTTTAAGTTCATCGCAGCCCCGTATTGGTATAAAACATCGTGTTCGAGTGTTGCTATATAGGTTTCTGGGTAATCTTTTGCAAGCGTTGCACCATTCCAACTATACCCCTTTGAAATAACGCAATGGCCATTAAAGCACCTGAAAAATGGTGCCGAAAAAACGACACCTTCTAACTCAGGGACATAAAAATAGTGGTCATTTTCTAAGGTGAATTTATAGCGATTCGATGTGTTCATAAATCTGGTCATTTGTCAAACTGCGAACTAAATAAGCCTCATCCCTGTATGTTGCAAGCGTTGTATTTACAAATGATAGTATTGCTATTGCAAAACTGTTTAATTCCGCATAATCAGCAAAAAAGTAAGACGTATGATTCTTAAAATTGGCATCTACAAAAGGAGTCATTTCTTTGTTATTAGAAAGAAGTGTATAGAGTGCGGTGTAATCTTTTTGATTGCTTTCGTCTAATTTAACCACGTTACCAGCCCATGAAAAATCATTTTCAAGCGCTCTATCTCTTTCTATAGCGAGTTTATTAATATAGATATCAGCTAATCCATCAACAGCAACCACTATATATAACTCTTTTATTTCTGTCTCAGTTTCTTGATAAGTAATTTGTGCTTTTTGAAACCATTCTAAAGGAGGTACAATGGTAGCTTTTACCAGCAATTTAAAGCCAGCTTGCAAATATTGAGAAGCTGAAAAGGTTTCTTGCATACAATCGCAGCCACCTATTGAAAGTGTGTTGTTTTGTGGACGTTCGAGTTGTCCGTTTACCAGTTTAACGTATTCCATATTACTTTTTATAACTTATTACCGAAAAGATACTGAATTTGCGCTTCTGTTTTAGCCACATTGTACAATCTACAATTATCCGCACTGCCATTATACGAGTACGGAATGTAGCTAAATCCGTTTCTGAACTGAAATAAATTTATTTCACTTACAACACCAGAGCCACCTAAAGCCACGGCTAAAGAACCAACATTTACCCCATCCACATAACCTATTTGGGTGTTAGCAGCATTATTGTAAATGATAGCTAAATGGTGCCAATTGTTATCTGAAATATTAGACGACCCCGTAAACTCTATCCACCAATTGCCACCCCTGCCAAGCGCTAAGTGTGAATTTTTTATCATTATTCCATTGACAAATCCACCTGAACTATATGTTCCAAATGCTGTTCCAAGCGTTGCTGTGGCTGTTTTAATCCACATACATATAGTTTGATATCCCGTGTTGGCGGCAACGGTTGGCAATGAAGCTGGATTACAGGTAAAAAAATTACCTCCAGCACCAGTAGAGCTGTATGCAGAATTAGCAACGCTATCAACTCCTGTAACGTGGGGGCACGTACCGTTTAAGGTTAAATCATTGCCTCCAATGCTATTGGTAGTATCTAATAGTTTATAATGCAACACTAAACCTGTTGTGATGTCTTGCCCTCCATATAGCGCTCTTCTTGCTCTCTTCATTACGCCGCAAGTTTAATTATATAAACCCCTGCAAAAAAATCAACCTCGTAAATTGACCCAGCCACAATTGCATCATTGCCCGAAATTGCAGCCGCATAACCAGCCGGCCAAACAAAACCCCATCCTGCACCAGCTTTAAACTTAAACCAATAGTGAGCCGAAAATCCAGTAACTTGCGCTGTTAAGGTTATTGTAACGGTAGTAATTATAGCGGTTGGTGTTCCTGTAGCAAAATCTTTATCTGTGTCGGGTACAAGCGTTAAGGTTGTATCCGTTGCGACCCATGCGACTGCTGAATATTTGCGAAACAGTGATTCAAAGGCTAATAAACGGCTGCTCAAATCGGTTTGGGGGAATAAAGTTGTTGAAGTTGTTACTACATTTGCAGCCAAAACCTGAGCGCTTAAAGCTGAACTATAGTTAGCATAACTATCATTTCTTATGTCTCGCATAGAAACCAAGGCAGCATATTTGCATCCAGCAACATAATTACCGGCACCAGAATGTTTCACATAATGAATAATCTGCCATAGCGGTCTAAGTTCTTTATCTCTAAGAGTAGAAAACAAGCCTTGTAATGTAGCCCAGTTATGATCTCTTGCAAGTGCGTAAGTAGTAAAATCTGTTTCGGATGTACATATTTTTATTGCTTCTCCCTGTTTGTCGTCCTGCAAAGCATAAGCGTATGTAACCATCCAACGATTGTTTGCAACCTCAGTACGAACCCCCAAAGCTGTGATAAATTCAGGGCGATTTGTTGAAGCCGAAAACGGGAAAGGAAAACGAGTGGCAGGTAAGAAAAATAATTTACCCCCTGAATCATTGGTTCTAACCTTGAACAATCCTGAGTTCGAACTAGTCAAAGAAGCAGCCGTTAAAATGCCTAAATCCTGATTGAACTTAGCATTCACAACGCTATTAACAACTGTGTATTCAAGACCATCATCGCTATTTGTTCCACCAGCTAGTGAAAAACAAGTATTACGACCATCCGCGTTTGGTGCGCTGTTCGGAATACCAGATGTGTTTGAGGCGATTATATTTGCCGTATAATCAAAACCATTTATGTTTTGCGTTCCTCTTGCATGTTTCCATGCGTGGTCGGATGCACTATCTGCATTTGAATGACACTCATAAGCTCGAACAACTATCTTATCAGCATCAGAAAGAGTATCGTTTAATAGGAAGCGATACACTGATGATATAATTGCAAAATCATACCATGAAACTTGGGTGGATATTGGAGCGCCTGAATTATCAACGTGGAAAAACCAAACACCGTAAGTATTGGTGAAGTTTGGGAAAACTACGGGCCCTGTTTTTATCCATTCATTAATTATTCCGCTACCGTCAGTGTTAAAAATTACAGGATTTGACGCTGAAATAGTTTCACCTCCCTTGACTGTGGCAATAGTTAAGGTGTTAGCAACTGGATCTATAACGATATCGATTGGCAAAACTGGTGTTCTTTGAGAAATGCCAGGGTTTTGCATAGCCTTAGAGCTGTTTAGCCAATTGATAGCGCCTTGAATTGTTTTTACATCGGTTGTTAATCCGCTAAAAACACGGGTAGTAATAGCATAAATAGATTTAGCAACAGACATGAAAAGAGTGTCGTTTGTTCCTGTGTCTACGTCTGTATTTTCAGCTTTTAAAGGTATTGAACCAACTTTTATAAATGCACCATCGAGATTTTGAAATCTATAAGTTGGAATCAGAATAGTAGTGCCGTTGTCTACAAAAGTACCTAATTGAAATCTATAGATAAATCCAGTTGTTTCGCAAATTACAGTCGAACCAGCAGCTGGATTTCTAAAATTTCTTATAGCTGTAATGTCGGCTAATGCTATGTTATTTTTTTCCCAAGTAGCATCTTCAACCCATCTGCCAGCACCACCAATTGGTATGTCATTTGGTTTTATTCCTATTATGTCATCTGTGCTAAACTGGTCGAATTTCTGACATGTATTCCAGTTGGATAAAAGATAAGAATCACCATGTTTGTATCCAGTCAAAGACTTTACAGCCGCACTACCTCCAGTTGTGTGAATGTTTGCCGTTGACCTAGTAACTGATACTGCTTGACCATTAAAGAACCAATTTCCAGAAACGGGGTTTTCGATATAAGGCGAATCTTCGGGGCTAACACCAGCTATTCCAGCCGAAACCGTCAATGTGTAAAGTTGTGGAACCTGAAATTGTGGATCTAAACTTAACGGGTTTGAGTACACAACTAAAGCCGAAACATCATAAATTATTGAGTCGTCATAGGCCGCACCATTATCAACCGTTGTTTCTTGTTGTGCAATATCCTCATCTTTTAACCACGCCTTACCCGCTTCGTCGTACACCATTTTTTTTGTGGGTGGTTGCTGCTCGTTATTATAGTAACAAAGAGCTGGTGTAGTTAATCCCTGCCATGTGGCAAAATCTAGGATGTTTGGTATTAAATTATTGTCGTTATCTCGCGTTGCAATCAAATCAGTTGTGAGCCAAATTTGACTACCAATTCTAACCCAATTATAAATATTTCCGCTTGCATCTAAAATTGGTGCGGTTGGGTCTACGTTGTCGTTTTTGATGCAACGAATAGAGATGCCGCTTTTAAAAGGAATTAATTGGGAATCTAAAGTTGCTGTATTATAGCTAAGCGTATAAATCTGCATTAGTCCACCGAGTTCGTAGCTAGTTGCAAATTTAACTGTTTGTTTTTCGCCTCCGTAATCATATGTTGAACTTCTTGCTCCATTTCCTTTTGCATTAAAACCAGTAGCGTTTGTTCCCCCTGTGTTTGGAGATTGCCAAAAATCAAGGCCGCTTTCCTTTAATCCACCACCGAAAGCAGAAAGCGTAATCATTTCAGCATTAGTGGGCAATCTAAATCCAGTAGGGCAAATGTTTGAAACAGCTGCATGCCCATTATATAACGGTAGGCGCTTTGGCGGTAATTGTGGTAGAGATTCGCCAGTGCGTTTGACGTAATTTGATAAATCAGTGGACCCGCTCAACCAATATCCTGCCAATCTTTCAGTCTCAAAATTAATAGACTCAAAAGGAAGCGGGGCAACCGATTCGTCAAGAACGTAAATAGTATTGTTTTCTACAACACAAACGGGCGTGACAGTAAATAAACCAGCCGCCCAATTTGACATAGAACCACCATTTGCTAACGAGGCAGAAACCTCAGTCCACCACGTTAGATCTTCATAAGGCTGATGCCCTATATTGTTGTTTTGTAGAGATTTCCAAAATTTATTATTCCACTCGCGAATCTCATTAATGTCATAAGTTTCATCTATAAGCCATGGTATATTTACCGACATTCCAGCTATTAATGTGCTAACCAATATGCGCTCAACCCTGCCAGTTATAGGATTGTATAGTGGTATTGATGCATTTGGATTCCTTGCTGCAATTTCAAGTAAATCTGGAATTTTAATTATCTCTATTTCCTGTGATGTTTCCATAGCTAAGCGCCTAAAACCGTTACATTACTTGCCCCTAACACCCTGCTAGTTGCCACTGTTATATTATTACTTGATGATGTTTTATTTGGCCTAAATGAGCGCCTCAAGACACCAAGCGGATTATTTTTGTCGTTCCAAAATTCTATCTTAGCCTCTTTGTCTATTTCAAATGGCAATCCGTCAATTAAAATAGTATCAAAAAGTAAAAGTAGATTTATTTTTTGGATTAAATAAGGTGCTATTGCTGTTGTGGCTAAAGTGTAGCCAGCATCGTAATTGCTCTTAACTTTTATGCTATTATATATGTCACTATTCGATGTCTCAACATCCTGAAATGGTTCTGAGTCTATTAAAACGGCCTCTAAAAAAAGAGTATGAACTATACCTGTAGGTATCATATCTGAAATTGTTGCATTTCCTGAGCACTCTAATTTGAGTAAATCATCATCCTCAACCACCTTAAATGGCTCACTATACCACGTAACAGTTGGGTAAACTGAATCTTGAAATAACACTCCAACTCGATGCAATTCATGCTGAGACAAAAGACCCATATCGACATCAAACTTGAACACATTCCAATCTTCTTTATTGTACCTCGATTTGCAAATTTCTGGGACAAATGAATTGAAAGCAATATCTATCACTAGACACATACCTCCAACTGTTGAATTAAAAACTACATCTGAAACTATAAAAGAACCTATTGTTAGCTCTACTATTATGCCTTTTTCCTGCCACGACTCAAGCGTTAATCCTGCAACTGTGATGTTATTGTAGGTTCTAATAACAAAACCAGTGGCAGGGTCGTAAACATTGCCACTTTCAAAGAATATAAGAGTCTTATTTAATCCGCCGTCAGCAAACTGACAATCCCTCCAATCCTCTTTATTTAAATTAGTGACCACTTCTGTTATTGTAAGTGGCAAAGCTTCACCCTCAACGATAGCAATAGCTGAATCGTAAGATGAGCGAAATTGTGTAGTAATTGGCGAACTGTGGCGAGCGTCAAAGAGCTGGTAAAAACATGGTTTTTCTTGATTAATAAATTTTTGCCGTGCAAATAAAGATAATCGATTTCTATTTTGTGCATCATCCCTGTATTGCATTGAATTTACATCAGAAAAATCAATAAATGCAGGGGATTTATTTTCTAGGTTAGCTATTACGAAATCCTTTGTCCAAATTCCTCCTAAAGAGTCGAGTATGTAAGCCGTATAATTACCAACAGGAAGCGATGGAAAATTATTTGAATTTTGGTATAAAGAACCGTTTATTGAGTAAGAAAGCGTTGTTGCTTTGTCGAAATCTGCATAAGCCGTTTTGGCTACTATGGTGGCAGAATCTCCAGTTGTAATTACGCTATCAACAAACCATGACTGGACGATAGGAAGCGTAAACGCAGGACTTTCAACAGGCTGACTATCTACTACAATTAACTGAGGCCTCGCATGTGTTCTTTCGTATTCAAATGTGGCAAAAACGCCTAAGGTAAAGCCTAAATCATTAGCGCCCGAAGGCAATGATTTGATGTGTGTAGGATAAGTGGCGCCCGAAACTCCAATTTGATAATTACATCTAGTATTGCGGCTTCCTTGAATTGTTGTTCCTTGAGCTGGAACTATTGAAGTGACGGCTATAGTTTCCGTTGCAACTTCGGCCGTAACGGTTCCTACTATCGGCGAAAAGTGTTCAATTTGAAAATCTACGGCTTTTGTTGCAAAAACATGGCCAAACTCAGTAGCAGTAAGTTCTATATAATTGCTAGCAAGAAAAACGGTAAATTTTTTGCCTTGCACGCCAATATATAAGACTTCGAGTAATGATTTTAATGGACTCGCCCAATTTTGCCATATACCAACACTTGGCGTAGTAGCAAATTTTCGTTGAACGTTTGAGAAATCATTTACAGCCGCAGAAACACCAGTTATGTCTACACCATCAAAAGTACATGCAAAATTACGAGAGTAATCAAGTGGCGAATTTCCGCTACTTGGTACATAGAATCTTATACTTGCAAAATTGGCCATAATAACTATCTATTTACTCGTATTAGTTTCAAATTGTTAGTTTTCATTGTGTTCAAATCTATATCCATTTCGTCAACAATACCATAATAGTTGCCTATTTCGATCACTGCATTTGGATATTGTTTCAAATAATTAAGTTGCTCAACCGCAAAAAAAGCATCTTCAACCATTAAATTGTAAGGCAAAAACAATGGTGTTGTCAAGCTTGCAACTTCAATATCTGATTTTTCAGCAACTCCATTTACTACCAAAGCTGTGTTACTTGCACCGCTGACAAATTTAATCTTTTTTTGCGGATATAAATATAAACCGCTTGAAATTACATTAGACCAATTTTTAAAAATATCACGAGGCGTCAATCCCATATTATAAGCCGTATTTGGACTTAGCACGCCTTCGATTGTACCTATTTCGCTGCCTTCAATTGAATTTATTTCAGTCCCAAATCCTATTTTGCTTTGAATTATAAATATGTCATTATCCGCCCTATAATCTTGTTTGGCGTGGTAAACGTAATCCAACCGCCTTGCAAGTTCGATACCTTCTGAATCTGTTCTATATTGAACAATTAAATCAAGACTGTTTTTTGTAGATTTAATATGTGTTTGTCTCTCGAATAAACCATGCGTGTTGTCCAGTCCCGTAGATTCTTCATAAGACTGATTGTTGTAGCCGTATTTGATATTGGAAAAATGCATCTTTTCAATAAGATTGACGCTTACATTTCCGTGCTTTTCAATTTTTATTATTCGATTCAAATCAAATGCATCATTGTACTTCTCAAGCCTTAATACATCGTTTTCAATCCAAGCAACCAGATTGAATGCTTTGATAAAATTGCTCATTAAATCGCTCAATGAAAAAGATATTTTAGCATCTATAACAGGAAATGAACGTATTAATTTACCGCTAAGCAGCATATTGAAGGCGCCTTCACCATCTACAGCATATCCTTTTTCGGTATAACCAAGATAATTGCTTTTAAAGGCATCTTCTTTTCCTGTTATCTGCGAAACAATCCTATTTATTGCGTCAAAAGGACTTATTGCTTTAGTAATTGTTGCAGGAAAGTAAGACCGTGAATCGATGTCTACAGAACCATTATTCTTAAATTCATAATGCCAACCAGCACCAGCACCAGTTGCAATGAATTCTACAACAACTTTTATAGCAATACTGTCACCTTCTATTAATTCAACTGTGAAATCTTCGTTTATATTAAAATCGGATGTTAAAACAAAATCACGATCGTAATAAGATGCTACATTTAATCGCCCAGGGTATTCATTGTTATTTACATCAAGTTTTACAATAAAAACGGCTCTGGTGCATATAAATGATGCCCCAGCTTGTTTTCCAAAATGAATAGCTAAATCTTTTATGACTACACGTACTGATGCCTTATTTATAGCGTTCTGGAAAAAGCCCTGCAATGGAGGAAAATCTATATTAAAAGAACTCACAACCTCTTGAATTGAGCTGTTTTTGATGGTGAAAATGGCACCAGTGTTGCTATTTATGGGATCATATTCAGCAGTTCCCAATACACTAACCCGTGTCTCATCCATCACTATCTCAGCAACTCCACTTAATACTCTATCATGCAATCTTTGGTCTGCGTAAATTGCATCAATTAACGCTTCGCCGTCTATAGCCTCTTTTATTCCATACTCAATTTGAGCATCGTATCGGTTAAAAATCTTCTCTTCAAACCCACTAATTGCAAAAGTAACCTTAGCAATAGTCCCGTTATTGTCATAAGTCTTTAGCGATGCCTTAATCGGTTGGCCTAACCTAATAAAGCTACCTTTGTGCCCCGACTCATTGCCCTCAAACATTTGCAGGTAAAGTTCAGCTTCCATGCCTCCACCATCAACAACTTTTTGAACAAAATCTTTAGCCCTACCAATAAACTCAAAAACGTTTGAGTACTGAAACAAAGCGCCTCGAAGCATATCATTTCGTTCAAGCTTCAAACTTATAGAGTCCCAATTTATTACCATATCGCCTGTACAATCGAAACTTGATGAGCCGTATGTTAGTTTAAATTTCCACGTTTTCATATTTTAGCCTCTGAAAGTTTGTTTGATTCTTGCGTTTCCTATTTCAGCATAACTCGACACATTGCCAGAAACAAATATTTTAACTTGTTTTTGAGACCTAAGCAATCTGTTTGTTTCCTCGGTAGCATCTATTAACCTAGAATTTTCGATTGATGGACCTTTACCGAAAGATGTCCAAACCTTATCTTTTTGATTCGATTGTAGTATTTTAGCTGTATCAATTGTGCTAACTACCCTTGCCCCAGCTTTGTTATTCATAACTGTAGGCTCTGTAATTAATTGAGTCTCACCTTTATGTACCATAAATTCTGGGCCTTTTTCGCCCACCATAAATTGACCATTTGGTGCGCTTTCGGTTCCTTTGTCAAATTCTGGTATCGGTTGTGCTAACACTAAACCAGCCTGAACCGCACCAATTGCACCCACTGCAATAGCTAGAGGAACCGCCCACGGATACGCCATTTCGCTATATGTTTTCATTACGGCCTGAGCTGTAGTCATTGCAATTTCTGCCACCGCAATAGCCTTATTGATTATAAATTGCTTTCTTTGAGATTCTCTTTTTTTTGCCTCAATTGCTTTTAGTTCTTCTGCTTTTTTTGCCTCAATTGCTTTAAGTTGCCCCTCGATTTGATTTCTAGATTCAACAGTCAGCTTATCGTTATCGAGTTGTTTTTTGAGTGTATTTTCTTGCAAATCGTATTTATCTTCTATTCTTTTTGCCTCTTTGTCGTAATTATTTTGCTCTATTTCAAACATAGTATCAACTAAATCCTTACTAGTATTCCATGCATCCTGAGCAACTTTCTTTTTTGTTTCTTGTAGTGCTACATACTGATTTTTTTCTTTTTCATCTTGTTCGTCTATCTTTTTTTGATTATCAGTTTTTAGCTTAAGCATGTCGGCCAAGGCTCTTTTTTCAATATCTGCCTCTATTTCTACAGTTGTTTTCTTTCGTCCTATTTGCCTATCGAAAAATTTAATTGATTGCTCTTCGCTTATTCCAAAAGCACGTGCCTTCTCTTTATTAATTTTAGTTTCAGCATCTTTAAAGTCGTCAAGTTCTTTTTTCCTTCTTGCTTCTGTTTTTTTGGCAGCCTCTTCATTTGCTTTTAGTTGCGCCTCGCTTAATCCTAATTTTCCTGAAGGTTCTTCAGCTGCTTTTTTGCGTGCTGCAACCTCTTCGTCAATTGCTCTTATTTTAAGTTTAGTTAATGCAATTTCTCCCTGACTTACTTTTTCAAGTCCACCAAGTCCAACGATTTGTAAACCGTATTCTTTGTTTTGCTCTTTAAGTTTATTTGATAATTCAGCAGAGGCCACACTCAACTCTAAAACAGTTTTCTTTGCTAATTCTTGACGCTCTGAATTAATAACCAAGGCATCAGACTGGTCTTGCATGCCTTTTTTGAGCTGTTCAATTTTATTTGCGTAGACATCAAACAAAGTATCGCCTTTACTCATACCTCTCTCTTTTTCTAGAGTTTTGAGTTTAGCTTGTAACACTTCAATAGTTTTCGATGTTGTTAATCCTTGTTTTTCTAAATGTGTCATTGTTGCGACAAGGTCATCATTGCTTGCTTTTGCAAAATCTGTCATTTCTATGATAGCAGTTCCAAAATCTACAGCCCACTTTATAGATTTTGTGACAAATGGTCTATTCCAAAGATTATCCCAAGCTACGCCAAATCTGGTAGCCGAACCTGAAAGATTATCCATTTGTATTTTTTGCTGTTCAAAAGCAACGTTGGTACCTGTAACAGCAGTTTGAAATTGCGTGTATTTTTCTATATTATTCAACATAATTATACCAGCTGTTTGATTTTCTATGCCAAACATCTTTTGTAAATATGTTGCCCTGTCGATGGGGTTTGCTATTGCGTCAAATTGCGCCTTAGTTTCTGTTAATGCATCCTTAAGGTTGAATTTGCCACTTGTAAATCCTTTTCCAGCCTCTTGCAACTTCAAAATTGTACCTCTTAATTTGGTGCCAGCCTCAGAACCGTATAAAGATTTTTCACCTAATACCTCCAATGCGGCCACGGTATCCTCAAGGCTCATATTTGCATTATCTGCAACAGCACCAACAGTCTTAAACGATTCAGCAAGACTTGATACCTCAGCGCTACCAGCCTGTGAACCAGCCGCCAAAGTGTTTATAATTCGAGAACTATCTTTGGCGGTTAAATTAAACTGATTCATACCAGCCCCCAGCGACTCAGTAGCCCCAGCTAAATCTAGCATACCACCCGACGCTTGAGAAAGTATAATAGCGCTTTCTGTAACCTCCACCAGCGCCTCCTTCATCTTTAGCAACTCAGGGCGAATAGACCCGACACGCTCAAATGATTTTAGCATTTCGTCACCAGCCACACCCATCGATGAACCCATTGATTTTGCGGCGGCCTCATAAAATTGCATGTCTTGCAAGCTAGCCCCTGTTATTGCCCTTAAGGATGATGATGCCTTTTCGAAGTTGCTATTAAGATTTATTAAATATGTTGCAGCCGTTGCCAGTGCAGCGCCACCAGCAGCCCATCCTGCTATTGCCAGATTCCACACTTTCTCATAGTGCCCTACATTTCTTTGGTGTTGGCCAAGTGAAGCATCGAGATTCTTTAATTCAGCATCAAGTTTATTTACTTCTTTTGCAGCGTTCTGAAATTGCTTTGAATTGACACCATATTGCAACCCTAATTCTTTTGCGGCTGCTCTTTGCTCATTAAGAGCCTTTGATTTTTGAGCATATAAACTGGTTTCTTTTGCTAAATCCTTAGCGGCTTTTTCTGCCTGTTTAGCCAGTCTTTCAGTTTCTTTTAATAGGTTTCTATCTGCGATTAACAACTGTTCGGACGCCTGTCTTTCTGCCTTTAAAGCCTTTGCATTTGATTCTCTAAGTTTAGACTCATCACTTAATGATTTGGCAATCGCGGCCGCTTTTGCCTCCTCTGATTTAATTATTCTATTATTGTCAGCTATTACGGCTTTTGCTGTAGCTTCATTTAATTTTTGTTTTTTAGCATCTAAATCAGCAAGTAGTTTTTGTGATTTAATGGTATCATTTTGTAGGTCGTTATATTTTTTCTGAGCCTTGTATAATTCATCAAATCCTTTTACGCTTCTAACCGATGCTTGCAATTTTGCGAAATCGTTAGCTGAATCAATGACAGATTTTGAAACCGCTTTTATAGCCTCATTGATATCATTAAAAGCCTTAATAATATCCTTATCCTCAACTATATCACTTTTTTTTATAGTACTCATTTGGCCTTAGATTTTTCTTTCTGATTCTTAATTAACGCACGCTCAAACGCTATCCATTGACTAATTGTCATATCTTTATAGTTGATTTCTCTGCCTAATTGCACCGATAAATCAGCAACATAGTCTACAAAATCAATGTCCTTATTCGCTTTATCTTCGTCTGTTTTTATCAACGCGCCTAATTCAGCCTCTTTAATTTTCCACTTAGTGATTAAGTTTGTGGCCTTGTGCAATATCTCGTACACTTGCTCTATTTCGCACCTATCTGCATCAATTGCATATCCTTCTTTGCGTAAAATATCTATAGCCCCTGGATTACAAGGGTCATTTTTAAGAGCAAAACAAGCCAGCTTAACAATATCATGTTTGATTAATAAGCTAAGGATCTGCTTTTTTGTGCTTAAAATTATATTATTTTGGTTTTCGTTGCTGGTAATCTTAGCGTATTCGCCAACTATTTTTTGGTAAATAGGTTCTAAATCTATTTTATTTGATTCTTCTTCGTCTCTGAGTAACCAGTTTAAATCATTCCTTTCTGCTACTAATGCAAAGCGCCACATTAGGCAATTATCTATTGAATTATAGTATTTTAACATCTATTACTTTTTTAAATCGTAACGCAAATATAGCGCTTAATTGTGGGTATTCTATTTGTTGGACTCCGAAAATATTAATACCATTTTTCTCTACCAATTTACTCATCTTTGAATCGGTTGATAAAATTGTAATTAAATTAGGCGAAGATTTTGCCAGCATTTTATTTTGAAATGATCCAGTATCTTTAACATCAGACCGTGGCGGTGAAAGTGTTGCAGCAAATGAACCTTTGCGCTCCTTATAATCTACATAAAACGGATTACGAAGAATGGACATGTACGAACCATCCGATTTTTGCCCCTTCATTAAAGCCCTCTTGTTTGCCTCCACAAAGTCTGGCAACATATCGACAAAGATATTATCAATATCCTTTTCCAAAGATTTGACGAATAAATCAAATTTTATCGAGTATTCTTGAAAGTCCATAATTGCAAATATACAAAAAACCACCGTAATAAATACGGTGGTTTAAAATGTCCATTATGCGCTGATTGCAACACCTATGAATAGGGAGACTTTTTTCATTTCTTATAATTGTCTAAAACAAGTATGAGCAATAAAACTATTGACCAAAACACAAATGGCACCGAAACAGCTATTGCAACCTCTTTAAAATTAAGCTCTCTGTATGTTTTCTATAACAACCTCATATCCTATTTGATTTAATTGATGTTCTGCGGCATTTTTTGCATCCTCAATGGTTGGCTTAGGTTGAGATGCTACCATTGCGTTCTGAATATAACCCATTGCCTTACTAAATTGTTCGGCAACACTAATGGCTACACTAGCTGTTTTTATTGCTAAAATAACTCTCTTTAGTTTAAAATTCTCTTTCTCCAACTCTTGACATCGCTTCGACAATGTTTGCCTTTTATTCATAGTTACAATTTTTTAACCCTAGTTTTAAATTTAACACTTCCATTATTCAAAGCTTTCAACGCCTTTATTAAATCAATCGCATTATACTGCAAAATCTTACCGTTTTTATAGGTAAACTTTTGGCACGACTGCAAAAACGCTGTTAGTTTCTCGACATCGTTTGCAAGTTCTTTATTGTGAACTATGGCAATTGCGTAACAGTAGAGATAATCTTCGTTCGAAACATCTAGTTGCCCAAACGTTTCTTTGCTCATTTTTAGATAAATGAGTCTATTTAACATGTCATGCCAATGTTTTGTATGATAATCGGCTGACTCTTTTTGTTTTGCTTTAAATGGCCACATAGTGTTTGTTTTTTAATGTATGTAAATTTACACAAAAAAGGGGACAATCAAGCCCCCTTTTCTTATTTATACGAAATATAAATTATGCGATAGTAACGGCTACAGGAGCTTTAATCGAATAACCTTTAGTAGTCATTAGTGTAGGCGTTTTGAATGTCAATGTTCCCGTCACTAATCCAGTCCCAGCAGCTTCATATTGAGGCGTTCCATCAATTGCAGTGGTTGCAGTTAATGTAGTGATTGTTTGCAAACTCAAATCTGTTTTTGCAAGGATAAAGTCGCCAGCAACTAAACCCAACAAAGGAATCTTAACACCAGACTTAACGCCTAAGTTTGAATCGAACGCTCGGAATGTGATTTTAGTTGCAGTAGCAGAAACTATTCCAAGTTCGATTGTGCGTAAAGATTCCAAAGAATTAACCGACCAAGGGGCGATTGCATTGTCTGGCATCACAACGCCTGGATTGTCGTTGAATTGAGTTGCATCTTTAAACGCAATTCTAAAAGGTGTTTGCCCGATTTCAGAGCCAGTTCCACGCTTGTACTTTTCAAATTGAATAGTATCAACATCAAGACCTCTAAACTCTTCTGTGCCTAAAGGATTGTAGCCAATAGCCACATTTTCATCTTCAAAAAGAAGAATTACAGCCCATTCACCCGAAGAACTAAGTGAACGCAATTTAGTGTGTAAATCCAATGAGCCATCAATAGCTCCTTTAATTGACATTTGTCCACCTCGCACAAATACCTCTTTAAGATCTGTTTTTTGGTAAACCGTTTCTTCATCTGCTGACTCAACAGATAAAAGAGTAGGCAAAATAAACATATCACCAGAATACACCAGCGCATCCCAATTAGCCTTAACCATTGCTAAAGTGAATGTTGTAAAGAATTTTGATTTTCTAATTAGCGCAAATTGGCTAAGTAGCCCCAATTGGCAATTAGCCAATGTTGTAGGGTTTTTTTGATTAGTATCACAGCTCATAATTGGCAGTTTTTAACATTGTGAATTAATAAATTTAAGTTTTAAATCTGATACCTTTATTGCGTCCAGACTCTTATCGATAAATAAGGCGTCACCTTCAGCAAAAGGTATATTTACCGCCTTATGTGAAGGCCATAGCATTTTATACTCATTCCTTATACTCCTATTTCTACACAAAGCATTAATAAACTCTTCGTATATAGGAACCAAAATAGGCTCAATAACCTCTTTAGTGCGTTCTTCAGAACGAATCTTTAACTTAGTAGTTGTTGCAAAATAAATAGTCAATGATACCGATGTTGTACTATCTTCGCTACCAGTCGACATTTCAATATCTTCAACCAAATAAATCAAAGGAAACACCTTTTTATTTACAGACATCATAGACTTAACGACTGTTCCAAGTTCATTAATACGGCTATGTGAATAGTAAACTTCTGGAAACTTTTTCCTTACATCTTCTACCACACTGGCAATAACACTAACCACAGAAACCGCCTTAAAAGCCATATCTATTTAATTTAGGTGTCAATAATTTGATAAACTGATCAGTTCTTGAATGAGCCTCGAATGTTGGATAATCTGAAAACTTAGTTTGCATATAAGAATAAAGAATCCTATTACTATCTAGCATTTGATTCCACGCCTCACGCATTCTAGGCTCAGAACTCGCATTTACTGAATTGTCTGTCTTTAATTGCTTTTCGCCAAAATCTCCACTCGATGTAACGGTTTCAACTTTATAGTAATAGAAAACATAATTTGCAACTGCTTTTCTTACACCTTCGTATTCACATAATACTCCGCATTGGTTAGTAAACTCAATACCATCCAGAATAGCATCAAATAAAGCATTAGGCGCAATTGGCAGTATTTCATTATCGTAAGCCATTACATTTCTAGCTAATTCGTATCCTAAAAGTTGTTTCATAAAAATAGGAACATATTTTGCAATTGCAGTTTCCAATTTTAAAAGAGTCTCTTCTCCATTGGCATACTCTATGCCAATCAATCCATCAACTTCAAAATATGTTTCGTCTATAATATTCATGGCCTACTTTATTTACAGCTTTTTTTCTCCGTCTTGAACTTTTTGGCTTTCTAAATCGGTAAGCATTGGAGCACTTGAATCACGTTTTACAACATTCTTTTCATAGTCGCCAATTAAACCCTTTGCCTTTAAGATAGCGGCCAAAGATGGGTGAACCTTATCTTTATCACCTTTTTTGTAATGGCTACCATCTTTGGTAATTTCAACTTCGACTAAATCGAAATGGCTATTGCCTTTGTAGTCAAACTGACTTTTTACAATATCTGATTTTGTTGCTTTTTCTAACATGTTATTATTTTTTAGATTATTAAACAACCTCCCATCTTAATGGATGGGAGGTTGTTTATTAAAAATTAAGGTGCTGGCACAACTTCAATTGCAGTCTTAACAGCCGCAAAGGTAGTTTTAATGAAAGCTGTTTTTTCGTTTTCGTAAATCCAAAGATGGTAACGAGATTCACCGATGAGAGTGTACATATTGCTTTCAAAATCCGAGATAATGTTAGCAGCTGTAGCGCTTCCCTGAATGCCCTGACCGATTCTCACGGTGAAAGTTTTGTAATTTTCAAAGTGGAGTTTTTTCCAGTCGCCAACGATAAACGTGCCAGCAGGAACAGAAACACCATCGGCAACCTCAACGATGCGAACGCCTGAAATTGTAGAACCATCAGGCATTACAAATGGAGGAAAAACATATTGATTAGTTGTATCTTTTGTTGCCCCCATCGAATAGACATCACTTGAAGCAACTAAGACAGCGTTAGGCACAAATCTACCTTTAGAGGCAATTTTTACCGCATAAATAGCAGCTCTAATCGCATCGTAGTTTGACGGGTTGGTAGTTGTTGCAGCTAAATCACCAGCCACAAAAGCAGGGGCAAAAGCTGAAACAATAGTAAAGATATCGCCCTGAATACCAATTGCATGCTGATATGCTAATTCATTGCGAATAGCTGACATAATGAATGGTAAATCATCCAAAGCCTCCTCTGAAATCTTTGTTCTACCAGCCATTTTGCGAGCCTGAGAATAACGAATAACATAAGAGATTGAAATTAAAGGCTTTAAAGCACCCTCAGCAGTAATTGCCATAGTTCCCTCTGTTGGAGATTTGTCAACATATTGAATTGTCGCCTTGCCAGTGCTGCCACTTGAAAGGAATTGCAATATGTATTCTTGCGCTCTGATATCTTCGGCGTAAGCGTTGATATCTTGAGCTACAAAAGAAACAGGGACAGGGCTTGAAGCCGTCACGGCACCAGTGGCCATGTTGATAGGCGATTTAACAGTAAGCTCAATCTCAAATCCATTTTTGCCTGATTCGTTTGATTTTTGTTTGATAGTAGGGAGTAAAGTTTTTAAACCTTCCTCGATAGCTGCCATTATGTCAAAGCCATTTTTACCGATAGCGTTTGGATTTTCTTTGATAATTCTCAAATCTTCCTTAAACTCTTCAAACTGCTCTTTGGTAATACCTAAACCAGTTTTCATGGCTTCGACTTGCAAATTAATTTCTTTTTTCTGAGCTTCAGTGAGTTCAGTCTTAAGAGTCTCATTAGCCTTTGCGATTGCTTTTGTAAGCAAACCAGCCTCGTGCTCTCTTTTGTCGGTGGCGTAAGTATCTCTTTCGGCCGCACTCATCGCCTCTAGTTGGGCGTCTGTTTTGTAAGTAAACATAATTTTACAGTGTTAATTAATAAATGCTTTTCTTTTTGTT